ACTGCGCATATTGCTAACATTAGGCACAGTGAACGAGCACTTAGATATTGCGTCAATAGAAATTGCAAGCTCGAAGTCATCAATAATGCCTATTGAATCACCGTTAACTCTTACACATAGACCATCGACACGCTCGCTTTCTTGATCATTAGTCGAAAATGGTATCTGGATAGTGATGCCAGCTTGCATTGGAGTAGACACTCCAGGATTGGCCCTATATATAGTGCTAGCATCAACATCATTACCTGTTGTGCGCCTTGCAACGTCAGACCATGATTCACCCCCAATACTCTTATACGTACCAGACAATAGGCCTCCTACGCGGTATCAGATACCATTCATCACCTGCTATAGCATTTTGCGCAACGAACTTATCAAATACTTCCCAATCTGTTGTTCCGTACAGCTCATAACATAGATCAATAGGAGTTCTTTCTGCTGGTAACTCCATATACATCTCAGTTTTGGCAACCATTGACATCTCAACAAGTCGCGCTGATACAGATGTCATTATTGATCTAAGCTCCCACATACCATCACCAGTGTTGACTTTTGATGGCTCGAGAGTATCAGGCTCTAACACGTCATAGCTTGCATCGTACCATATGCGATAATCTTCTAGATTTCGTGTAATCGTCTCGGCTGCATCTATGTATCCAGCGCGTGTCTCGTAATCAATATCTAGCATTGCAAGACTCATATTGCCAAGTATTGCTTGTGCCAACAGATTATTCCATCTGAACAGATTAGCATAATGGTCAGTAGCTTCTGCGATTGTGCCTTCGAATATTGACGATGCCATATCCTGATATGCATTAATCTTATTTTTAAGCAACTCTTTTGTCCTTCGTGGCTCTCCAATAAGTATCTGCGCTTGTCTCGCCAATGACAATGGGTCACCTAATGCAGTGTCAACGCCACGTAATATTGAATCTGCAATGTCTTCTGTTTTTTGTTGTACTTTGGCAACAGATTCAGATGCTGTCTTAAGCTTACTCTTAATCTCACCAATTGATTCTATTACACCATAGCGGAATGCTGCCTTGTCACCAGGATCTTCGAGATTAGCATTGTCTCCAAACGACAGATACGATACCTCATTAAGATCTTCGAACGATTGGTATACGTCTATCTCTCCTGTCTTGTATAGTTTGATTGTCTCACTGAACATAACCGTGAAGACAATCTGTCCAGAGCCTGCAATTAGCGGGTCAGCGCGATTAATAACGCCAGTTGGTATTACATTAATCTCTCCAAATATCGGATGAGTTAAAACACCAATACCAGGCTCTAACAATGCATTGAGAAAAGAGCTTGAACGTTCTAGATAATTGTCACCATGGAATATACATATCATCGGAAAACGCCCACTGGTATGACCCCAATCTTGGACGAATGTACCATTGCCTATTGCAGTCTCGAATATCGTCGTCTTTTTTTCGATATCTGAGGATACGTCCTCATAATCGAAATCAACGGCAATACCGCTTGCTGACTTGTAAGATGCTACATACAGGCTTCTGAGTGGCATTACATTGCTCCAGTATGGACAAGCTTAAGTTTTATATTTTTGTTTTTTGATTGAGTAGTACTGTCAATTTCTGCGCGACCACTCTCATCCTTAATAACGAGCTCTACTTTTTCGGTATGTGTTGTTGTGTTTTTTGTTGCCTGCCCAGTTACATTGCTTGTCTGGGATCCTTGTGTTCCACCAACCATATCCTGGCTCTTGCGTACGACCTTATCAGCTTGTGACGTTGCTTTATTAACAATGTTTTGCGTGTCGGTTTCTGGACCTGCAAAGTGCTCATACTTAAGACCCTTGTCCAATGCGTTCTGGATTCCATCTAAATCTATTCCAAGCTTAAACGCAATCATATCGGCTCCAAGTTTTTTAAGTAGGTCAACAACAAGGCTTATTGCAACTCGTATTGGAGCTGTAAGCGCATTGAACATTGCAATACCAATACGTGAAATTCCTTTAAGGAAGTTGCCTTCCATTATATCAATAAGCCCTTTAAATAGGCCTCCAACTGACGATTGTATGTTCTCAACAATATTGGATACAACATTAAGGAACGATGTAAAAAATCCAGTTAAAACCGGAATATATGTGCTCAAAACACCGCTCAACACTCGCATCAATGTTGATATTCCAGAACCAACTTTTTCTACTTCACGATTAGTCATTGTTATTGCGTCTGCAAATCGAGATATAGCCTTCCAAGCATCTCCAAAATTATCACTGATAATTTTTCCAAGATGAGAGAATTGTACATTGGTTTCATCGGTGTCCGATGTTAGGCCTCTTATTAACGATTGCAGTTTTTCAATTGGCTCCAATACAATATTGTTAATCGCGGATGCTATTCCAATTATTGTTTTAACAAGCATTTTTCCAATGCGAACAGTTTGTTCGAAATATTGAGGTATTTTTTTCACGAAACTCATAAATTTGGAACGTATCAACTCTTCGTTGGCTTTAATCCAGTCTCGCCCCCGTTGCACAACTCCTATTAGATAGTCTGTCAGCTGCTTAGCAACTGGATTGAGTATCTTACCAATTCCAGCGGCAAGTAATTTAAGATTGTCCTTAAGCGTTGAAATTTTACCTGTCAATGTACGTGACGCAATATCCATACCGCGGTAGAAGATACCGCCACTGGATGTCATTTTTTCAAATACTTTGGTCATTGTTGCAGCAGATACCTTGCCACCTCTTACCATTTTCTCGAGCTTTTTTTGTGACACGCCTAGCATCTCACTAAGCTCCTTGTATATTGGTATACCTGCAATAACGAATGACCCTAGATGCTCTTGCGTAGCCTTGCCAGTCATCATCAGTTTTGCCATTGCAACAGATGCAGATTTGAATTTTTCCGCATTGCCACCAGTGGCATCTCCAAGCATTCGTGTATATTTTATTGTATCCTTGATACTTCCTCCAACAGACGGAAGGAACAGTTTTGCTACCTCACTTAATTGCTCGAATTGGAATGGAGTAGTTGCCGCAGTCTCATTGAGTGCATCGACTAATTTTGCTGCCCCCTCGGCTCCGCCCATTAACGGCTCGAATGCAGCAGCAGCATCTTCAATCTGGGAGAACGACTTGAGCATATATCCAGCAGCAACGCCAGCTGATCCGAGCGCAACTGCAAAACCCTTACCTATATATCCTGCAAGCGTGCGCGCGTGCTTGGATGCAGTATTAAGCTTGCTTATTAAGCCGCTGAATTTCGACTCTGTCTTAGCAAGTTTGTCGGTATGTCGCGTTGCTTTTTTTATCCCGCTAACGAGTCCATCTACGGATTTTTCCATCTTGCTTACAATGGCTGAAAAATTATCATCAGCCTTGAAAGATACTTTGGCTTCTAACTTTTTAGTCATTTTTTTTCCCTCGTCATATCTTTCAATTGGCCGCGAATTCCATCGTAAAAGAACTCGATTTCATCAAGTGAAAGAGTTCGCAGGTCGGGAAGTGTATTATATACCAACGCAATCTGACATAGCATCTCTGGATATATATTTGCGTTGGTATGCATTCCATCCTCTAATATTACGTCTCTCCCATAGCGCACAAGTGCTGGCCCAACTGTCTGGCTATGCCAGAAAAAAATTGAATACTAGAGACAGACGATCAAAATCGTCATAATCAAGTACGTTCAATTTTTGTGGTGCTATACCAACTGTTGATCCAATCATTGATAACAGCTTACTATTGGTAGTATTACTCTTATCCATAGCCCTCAATCCTGTAACGTTTGGCCGATTATCGAATTGTACCTCAGGTAACTCATTGCTGAATGTGTGCAATGTTGGATGTCCATTCTCGTCAACTGACACCATTCCTTTTTGGATGTAATATACCAATTGATCCTTGCGCGTAAGCAAGTCTGACTTATCGCTTTCATTGCGAGGTTTATCCATATCCAACCTAGCGAATTCTGCGAATCTATCGAATTCTTCAACTGCTTGTTCGTACGAGATTTTGTCTTTCATTTGTTTTGCCTTTCAAAAAAGCCCCGAGTTTTTTTGGTGGAAAGGCAAAACACCCTCGGGACACAACACCTTTCATACAGGCTTACGCCATTTTTTTCATAAACTGTCCGCCACCACAGTTAACTGTGATTGCAGCTTCTGCCGGATTGGCCTCTAGGGTGTCCTTAATATTTCCTTGTCCAATGTAAGAGATGTCTCCTGCGTATGTAAGCAGGATTTCACCACCTCCGTTTAGTTGAAAATTAACCAAGTACTCCCAGTCGCCATTCTCAAGATCAAGCTCTACCTCTATACCATTAACCATCCATGGTATCTTGGTATACAGCTCTCGATGCGTACCCATGCCATTCATTTTTTGCTCAACACTGGCACCGCCCAATGCAACAGTTGGCTTAGAGTCAGTTGTAACCTTGTATTCACGGCCACCAAATGAGATTGATTGTATGCTTCCACCTTTAACTGTCATTTTATCCTCCTATTAACTCTCATAGTTGAATCCGCTTGAGAAATCAATCGAGATTACATTAGTGTTACCAGCAAGCATTGCAACCAACTTAACATCCAACCGCTTAGGATTAGTAAGGCCAATGCTAGAGCTGGATGCCTCCTTGGCAAAATCAGGATTAGCAATGATAGCATCAAGCGCAGTCGTATCAATAATGCGGTACAATGATGCAGTCGCATCCTTAGGATGCTTAGCAGCTGGATTGCGAGACACTTGATTGTCAGGTATAAGCGGTACACCAGCCCATTTTGCAGAGTCGAATTCTAACGCAAGCTCATTAATAATCGTACAGCGCTTAGCGAAATCGCATACGTATCGGAATCCAGGTGGCTCTTCTCCAGTTGGATGATAGCACGTAACAACATCGGAAAGCTTGACAATGCCATCTCTTACTTCTGTCGTTGAGCACCCAGCCTTAACAGCAGAATCGCGCTGTGAGCTATCCCATTGCTCACTATCAAGCCCTGGAGTCAACTCATTAAGCGACCGTAGGCAGTAATCATGTGCAGGATTGTTGTTATCAAGGATTGCAATCTCTCGTACTGAAGCTGCAGCAATGCGGAACGGCAAATCATCCGAGCCTGGCACTGGGATAATAACGTTAGTCCTGTCGCTTGTGCGAGCATTGGTAACTGCAATTACAGTAGCCAGTGTTGCTTCACCAGTACCTGTAAAAACTTGCAATGGCTTATGCACCTCGCTGCCATGTCTAAGCTCACCAAACACGCTGTACTCATCTAGCTCATCGCTATCGGTATAGTCTAGCGCATTTACAATATGCGATTCCCATATATTGCCAATCTGCGCAAGTGCAGCAGTGATGTCTGGTACACCAGCTCCGCCAGTCGGCTGTACTGGAGTAAGAGTTATTGACGCATTAAGTGGACTCTCATCTGCGATAACAATATTATCACCACTCGTCCCTTTCCATTTTGCATCTATCCCAACTGATGTAGTGTCATCAGTAGCAATGACAGGCATGTTACTGATAGCGTTGATTGCCGCAGTAATCTTGGTGCACATAGTTGCTACAGTGTCAGTACTATCGATAATAATTCTATCAGACTTAATATTGCTAATTATAATCTGATATGTCTCTGGAGCCCCTGTGACGCTACCTGACGGTGTTATTGTTCCGCCTGATGCAGTGCCAGCGCCAGGTTGCGCAAGGGGATATGCTGTCACTGGGATACTACCAACGTAAGGCAGTAGTGATTGTGACATTAGATGCAATGGACTTCCGAATCCATAGATCGATCCAACCTCATATGGTGTGAATACTTGTCTTTTCGTTGTAATATAAGTCGAATCAGTGTTGCCCTGTCCGAATAGAGCAATACGTGCAGGACGGAAATGCGTGCCTGCAACGCCCAACACTTCGTGTTTCGATTGTATGGCAACGCCCCTTGCGACTCTGGACGATGGATATGCTGTTGTTACAGGCATCTATACCTCCGTTTTTAAGATGGCTCGTATTAGGCCATCGGTCTCGTGCTGTAGTGTTATGTATGAGCTCTCAATAATAGGTTGCTCATCCAATGTTATTGTCTCGTTATAGTCAGCTTCCAATGTCAAACGTACGCCTGCGACATTCTGTACGCCTTGCTCACGTGGTTGGAATGTCTGTCTGCGCGTTATATTGCGGTCCCATACAGCGCCATTGATCAATCCTAGTTGCTTGTAAGTTGGATGCATCAATATGCGCCGTACTATTCTGGCTATCCTGTGAGCTTCCTTATTTGCTGCCATATCACCAGGTACGTGTGCAGTTCCAGTGGTTGCTGTTTTTTTGTGCGCGTAACAGTCAATATTAAATGTGCCAGTATATAGCTGTCTAGTCTGACTATTGCTACGCTTTGCATCGATTAGATCATTGTCAAACCAAACGTTGATAATCGGTTGCTCAGCGCCATTAATATAATGCTCGAATGGATTAGATCTCTCGGTGTATACCAACACAACGTATTGCGATGATTCAGCGCCTACAGCAATTGCTTGCTGCTGTTGCGATAGCAGCTCTAGCGCAAGTATCTCACCGATGCGGTCGCGCACAATTTCGAAACCATCTCGCTCTATTATCAGAGGTATCCTTGATAGCTGCCAATCATTATCGTCAATAGCATTGCCGGTTATAATATATGCAGATGCCGATAATGTATCTACGCTATCAAGTATATCACCAATGGCATTGCCTGATAGCGAGTACGACGCTGTTATTACATCGTCTATACCATCCAGTATATCACCAATGGCATTGCCTGATATGCTGTATACCGATGCAGTAACGCTATCTACAGCGTCAAGTATGTCTCCTATTGTAGCCCCTGATAATACGTACTGTGATTGCTCAAGGTCATCGACAAGCTCTATCCAAGCCTGACTCCCATATCCGTAATCATTGGTCTGAGACAGTGATGTAACAAGGTAGATGTAGACCGTTTGTCCGGTAGTAAAAGAACCAATGTCAATAGTAAATGATGCCTCTGTATCTGACGAGTGAGATATATCAGATTGCAATACATTTGTAGCTTCAGAAAAATCCTCATTGTCTGATAGATATATTGACAATCCTGATGACTCAAATCCACTGCCATATATTGTTGCAGTTGTACCATCAATCATCTTAGATGACGATGCGGATGATATAACAGGCGGCGTCCCAGCGTATGCTGTCCCGCCCCAATCAGATGGGATGTTATTGTAATTAACTAACGAGCTTAATGACTGCCCACTAAAGCAATCTGATTTTAGTGGTGTACCTGTTCCGAAGTTGCAATTATATAAGTCTGGCGCTTGTCCTTGACCATTGAGAAATGCAGATGTCAATCTGAATGTGTCAGTGAAATCAATCGACTTGTTAATGAATCTAGTTGATTGCTCTCCGTTGTTGTAAAAAATGAATGGGTTACATTTGAATCTTACACATCCAAGAAATGCTCTTTTAAAAGTTGTACAAATATTTAGGGGCCTAAATAGCCCATCTGGTACATTGTCAAGATAAAAACAGTTTTGAAAGACATTTATTGCTGTTGTTACAAGCGTACAATAATCAAACAATCCTAAAGGTACACTTGTTATTTTTGTCTGAAAAAAACAACTATTAATTGATGTAACATTTGAGCAATTGTCAAATATACCAGCTGGCAATGAAGCAAAGTCCGATGCTGAATAAAAGGCGAATGCCAAGCTAGTTAATGATGATGCCATACCTGACAACGCGCCTGATGCTATGCCAGTTACATTTGACGAAGCAAATGCAAAACCAAGTGCAGCTACGTTGCTGCAGTTGGAAAAAAGACTGGCGTGAATAACAGTTGTTTGTAATCCAGAACATGTTCTGAATATATAATTAAGATCAACAAGGCCAGACTTCGCAATTACAGAATCAGGCCCTAATGTCTTAAGATTTGTGCATCCGTCAAATCCATATGTCAGAAAGCTGAAACCATCAAAATCACCAGAGTCGCCCCATGTTATAATATCAGTTATCTGCGTTTTAGTAGGCG